GTGGTGTACCCAAAAATCGGATGCTAGCCACATCAACTTTATTTACTACATTCTCCAACTCTAAGCATCTCTCCCAGAGTTTCTCTCTAGCCTGAGGTGAGTCAGAGTTTTCTACAATTTCAATATCATCACAAATAATCTGATCAGCATGTAGACCTGTGATCTGAGATGTGATACCCTTAGCAGTTACTGACAGATCCTGTCCAAACTGAGTACGAGTATGTACATTAAAACCAAAGGCACTATCCTTATCATTCTCCATTGGTTCAAGATCCTTCATATAAGGAACCTGAGTTAGGATGGCTCTTGTTTGAAACACAAACTTAATAGCCCGATCAGCCCCTGCTGATAATACAAGTATTGTAGTATTGTGATTCAACAAGAGTAACCATGAGACATAGCATGCCATGATTACAGACTTACCGTCACCACGCCCTGCCTGTAGGAGCATATTATTAGTCCCTACTTGGAGGCGGTGTGCCATAGCATACTGCTTAGGGGTAGGTTGACCCAAGCCTAGGTACTTGAAACAAAAGTAAAGATGGTTTCTAAAGTCTTCTAGGACTTCTGGGGGAGCTTTCATGGGCTTCCTTTCTAAGCCCCCTAGCAGGGGCTATAAACGGTTTCTCAGTCAATGGGCTATCTTGCTAGCCCAAGTACAATCAAATGGTTCCTAAGGGCATTCCTGCCCCTAGGAACCGTTGTGTTAAATCTGGGTAGACTTAAATTTGAATGGCATCTTAGCCTTCATAGCACTCTCTAGGGTATCTAGGGAGGTAGAAGGAATGCCATCTAGAGCTTCCCGGTTGTCGTTAACCACGCCACGAATGACTTGGTATAGACCGGGGGTGCTCTTTGTATCGTCCTGAAGATCGTCTAGAAGACGCTCAATAAGACGAGCATTTAATTGAGTGATAAGTTCTTTATTCACTTTTTCTTAAACAGCTCAGGCAGCTTGCTCACTGGAACGACTGATCCAGCGATATAGCCAACCACGCAAAGAAGACATGCAAACCAAATTGAACCGATAAATGATGCCATAATATTATCCTTGTACTTTCTTATATGCAGCATCGAAGGCAGGATCTCCTGCTCTGAATGCTGCGATTGCTTCTCTAATGGTAGTAGGATCTGATTCGTCCTTGGCTTCAGCAAGCAACTTAGCTTGTTGAATCTTCTTCTCTGGGATAAACAACCCAAGAGAATATACTACCTTCTTAATTAATGTACCAATTCCTGTGTACCACAAGAGTACACATATTCCTAATATAGCTGCAGCAATAAAGCCGTAGCTAAGTAGGTCTGCCCACCAAGGGGTACTGTCTTTAATGTTACCTAAGACACCAGCAATATCCTCAGATTCACCAAGGATATTACGGGCATGTTTGTGGGCGACTACGATGTCATTTGTATTTAATATCTGTAAAGCATTTGTTTGAATCTTATAAGTGCTTGTAGATATCTCATTAACAGATGAACACCCTGTAAGAAAAACTAGTAAGAATATCTTACGCATTAATCCCTTTCTAGCATCTCAATGCGATACCGTAGTTCCTTCAACTCAACCATTACAGCCACCATGTTCTTTCCTAATTCAATGTCAGTCTTAACTAGATCTCTAGTTATGTCTTTTAATAGAAGAAGTTCTGCCATGCTGTTGTCGATTTGAGCCTCCCTTTTGCCTAGGCGTATAATAACAGTAACTACCCCAATGGTGAGAATAGCTAATTGCAATACCGAAACATAGATACCAATGTTATTCTCATTCATGGGAAATCCTTATGTAAATACCATTACAGACACATCAAAGAAATCAACAGCTGCACCACCTTGTCCATATTTACCAGTTCTAATTATAAAACCAGTAGGAGTTACATCAGTATATTGTGCAACAGGACAAGCTGCACCACCACCATAAGTAGGTGTTGAATCATAATTAAAAGCAAGAGTTACAATATATGGAAGAGCAATAGCCGGATTCAAAGTAACAGTATAAATACCAGCTGCAGTACGAGATACAGTACAACTATCATTATTTACAGTATAAGTATTAGTACCATCCCATGTCCAACGGAGTTTAGCCTTAGGGCTTGAAAAACCGACCTTTGCATCAACATAAGTCTTATTAGTTAAATGGTTTCCAGTAGTTGGTGCTGTAGAAGCAGTAACTGCAGAACCGTTAACAGTTAAACCAGTCTGTAAAAGACTAGCACCTGTAACAGTAAGACCACCACCACTAACAGTAAGACCACTTGTAACGGTAACTGTATTAGCGAATGTTGCCGCACCACTGTTTACAATGGTTAGCTTAGGTACACTAGCTGTTGAAACAATGAAACTACCAAGAGTAGTACCAAGAGTTTGATCTCCAGTAGTAGCTCTAACTGCACCCGATAGAGTCATAAACCCTGAAGTAGCAGTACTGATTGCAGTATCCATTGCACTCTTAGTAATAATTGCATCCGCTAGGGCTGGAGCCGTAGATGGACTGTAAACCAAGAATGCCTTACCGGATACTGGAGCACGAAGAACAAGATCACCAACAGCATAGATACCAGTACTAGCAGTACTAATAGCTTCTACAGTAGAATCTGTTGTGCCTAACTTAAGCTTAGTACCAGTAGTTTTAAATGTAATGGCATCACATGAAAGCGTACCTAAAGTACTTGCACCAGCTGTTAAGGTGTTTGTAGAACAATCCACATTAGCTAGCAAGCTGATCTTACCTGTTCCAGCAGGATCTAGAATAAGATCTAGATTGCCTGTTGTTGTCAGTGTATTAGCCGCAGCACTAGTAATTATAACAGATCCAAGTGTGGCTCCAGCAAATGTTGGAGTAGCAGCAGTGTGGATGTTCTGTGGTAAACTTAGAGTTGGCGTAGTAGTACCAGTTACAGTTACTTGATTGGCTGTACCAGTAATACTAGTAACACCAGTATTATTAAAGGTAACAGTATCAGTAGTAGCATTAGTAGTTATACTCATACCAGTACCAGCAGCAAGTGTTAGAGTATCTGTTGTGGTATCGACAACAACATCGGATTGACCAGCTACAGCAATAGTTCCAAAGATATTTGGAGCTATTGCCGAGTTAGCAATAGTGATTGTTGAACCCGAACCAGTAACAGTAATACCACTTCCTGCAGTTAGATTGAGTGTACTAGAGTTTGTAGCAGCGGTAACAGATGTTCCACTAGATGGGGTGATAGTTTTAAAGATAGCTTGTGAGCTACCCTTATCAGTATTAGCAATAGTAATACCAGCACCCTCACTACCACTACCAGTAATGGAAACACCATCAGTACCTGTAGCAGTTGCTAGATAGTTTCCAGTAGTATCAGTACCAAGAGCAACAGAGTTAGCGGCTATTGTAGTACTTATACTGACAGCAGCAGAGCCATCAAAATTAACTGTACCAGTAACATCACCAGTGAGGGTGATGGCACGAGTAGTAGCTAACTTAGTAGCAGTTGCTGCATTTCCCGTAAGTGGGGAATCAGTAAATGCCAAATCCTTAGTAGCAACACCAACACGCAGTTTCAGTGTATTTGATTCCCACCAAAGATCACCCGCTGTAGGTGAGGTAGGAGCAGAGCCACCAACAAAGCGTATAGGAGCTAGAGAGGTAGTACTACCGGGTAGTTGAATCATCCCAGTCATTGTTCCACCAGAACGAGCCAACGCATTGTTTGCCGTAGTAGCAACCGCAGGAACTGTAGTACTCTCAAGCGTTGTTACTCTTGCAGTTGCAGTAACTAGAGCAGAGTTAGTGGCTACAGCATAATCATTAACAGTTTTTATAGCAGAAGAAGTAGCTGCTGTATCAGTAAGTATAGAGGTTAGTGAACTAGAGAGGTTTACAGCAGCAACACCGGATGTAATAGTAAGTCCTGTACCCTGCTTAATACCACCTAATACGGTAGAAGTAGCAGGAACAATAGAAAGGACACCGGGACCAGTGATACTAAGACCACTGTCATTGCCTGTACTAATCTGTACTAAACCAAGAGCACTAGTTGTAGCTGCATCTCTATAAGCAAGTTGCTTAGTAGCTGATGTTGTTCTAAACTGCAATACATCATTGAAGTTCCACAGATCACCCGTAACGAGTGTACCTAGTGTTACAGCTGAAGAAGGAATAGATAGAGAAGCTATTGCCGTAGTTGCAGTAGCAGTCCTTAGCTTACCTGTCATCTGAATAGTACCATCAATAAGCATACTAGCTAGTCTTAGTGTGTTAACAGAGGTAGCCGAAGCAGCAGTCGTGCTGCTGGTTGTATTAATCGTATCAGTCAGATTAACCGTAGCAACACCGGATGTAATGGTAAGTCCTGTGCCTTGCTTAATACCGCCTAATAAGGTAGAAGTAGCAGGAACAACAGAAAGTACACCAGAACCATTGATGCTAAGACCACTATCATTGCCTGTACTAATCTGTACTAAACCAAGAGCACCTGTTGTAGCTGCATCTCTATAAGCAATTTGCTTAGTAGCTGAGGTTGTTCTAAACTGTAAGACATCATTAAGATTCCATAGGTCACCGTTAACCAATGTACCAAGGGTTGCAGCCGAAGGAGGAATAGATAGAGAAGCTATTGCCGTAGTTGCAGTAGCAGTCCTTAGCTTACCTGTCATCTGAATAGTACCGTCAATAAGCATACTAGCTAGTCTTAGTGTGTTAACAGAGGTAGCCGAAGCAGCAGTTGTGCTGCTGGTTGTATTAATTGTATCAGTCAGATTAACCGCAGCAACACCAGCTGTAATGGTAAGTCCTGTGCCTTGCTTAATACCACCAAGTTGTGTCGTGGTTGCAGCTGGTAAAGATAAAGCACCTGTTGCGGTGTTTAAACTTAAGCCACTTGTGGCAACAGCATCAACCATGACTTGACCAAGTGTGGCATTACCCGCAATAGGATAAGTAACATTTACTATGCCACCAGAGCCAGCAGCTAAGCCTGTGCCTAGCTTTAAACCGCCTAGTTGTGAAGCAGTACCAATAGGTAAAGACAACGCACCTGTTGAGGTGTTAAGACTTAAACCACTAGTTGCAACTAGAGCAACCATAACCTGACCAAGGGTAGCAGTGCCAGCAGTAGGATAAGTAACATTTACTATGCC